GCGATCGGCGCAGACCCATCATCCCCACCTGAATAGGAGGTCGGCTCATGGCCACCATGGACATCTTTGAAGGCGACGCCTTCAGCATCATCGAGTTGACCCGCGCGCTCGAAAACATCCCCTTCAAGCCTGCAATATTGTCGGGAGCAAACCTGTTTGGCGCGCGCGGCGTGCGGGCGCGCACGATTATGATTGAGAGCCGCAATGGCACGCTGTCGTTGATCCCGTTCTCGGAGCGCGGCTCGGCGTACGAACAACAGGTCCCCGAGCGGCGCGATATGCGGGCCTTCGTCTGTCGACAGTTTAAAAAGCAGGATGTGCTCTGGGCCTCAGAGATCCAGGGCATCCGTGACTTTGGCTCGGAAACCGCAACCCAACAGGTGCAGGCAGAAGTGGCGCGCAAGATGGGGCGGCTCCGAAATGACGCTGAGGCCACCTTTGAGTTCCATCTCTTCAACGGGATTCAAGGGGTGGTGAAAGACCCCAAGGACGGTGCGACCGTGATCAACTACTACACCGAGTTTGGCATCACCCCTGCGGTGGAAGTGGATTTTGACCTCGACAATGCCACCCCCGGATCGGGGGCGCTGCGCAAACGCTGCCAAGCCCTGATCGAAAGTGTTGAAGACAGTCTTGGCGGACTTGCCGCTGGACAGGTGCAACTTCGCGCCGAATGCGGATCTGCCTTTTTTGCTGATCTGGTCGCCCATAAGGAAGTGCGCGAGACCTATCTGAACACGGCCGCCGCTGCGGATTTGCGGGGCCGCGTCGGGGAAGCGGTCAGCTTTGGTGGCATCAGCTTCCACCGCTACCGTGGCGGCCTCGGATTTGGCGTGCCGACCGACAAAGCCTATTTTTATCCTGAAGGCGTCGAGGGGCTGTTCGAGATTTACTACGCCCCCGCTGATACCTTCGAGACGGTCAACACGCTGGGCCAGCCGCTCTACGCGCGGATGATCCCCGACCGGGATCGCGACGAGTGGGTGCGCCTCGAGATTGAGTCGAACCCGCTACCGATCTGTACCCGGCCGCAGGTGCTGCGTTCGGCACGGCGGACGTGATGTCGGCCTTTGCCGCTGCTGTCGGCGCGCTCTTCGCCGATGGAAATATCGGGCGCGATGCGGTCTATATCGCCGACGGAGGCGCACCGGTTCTGGTGCGCCTCATTGCCCGACGCGCCGATGACGTCACCGACTTCGGTGAGGCGCGGCTCTGGTCGGAATCCACCCGCATCGACCTGCACGCAGCAAAGGTGCCAAATCCGCGCCCCGGCGACCGGATCGAGATCGATGGCGATGCCTTCCTCATTCAGGGCGAGCCGGTCCGCGACCGCGAGCGGCTGGTCTGGACAGTTGACCTGAGGCCGGCGTGAAACTGCGGCTCGACATAGCCCCCGACATCGTTGCCATGATGGCGGCCGAGGTAATGGCCGGGGAACGCGCTATCACCGCTGCCATGCGCGAAGCCGGGATGGGTCTGAAAGCCGCTTGGCGTACGCAAATCACAGGCGCGGGGCTGGGCACCAGGCTCGCGAACTCGATCCGCCTCGCCAGCTTTCCGAAGTCCGGCGAAAGCCTGAATGCGGCTGCGCTGGTCTGGTCGAACGCCCCGGTAATCGTCGGCGCGCATGACACCGGCCCGTTGATCCGCTCGAAGCACGGCTTCTGGCTGGCGATCCCCACGCCAGCGGCTGGCAAATCCACGCGCGGCGGCCGGATCACCCCCGGCGAATGGGAACGCCGCACCGGCTTGCGCCTGCGGTTCATCTACCGTCGTCGCGGGCCAAGTCTACTAGTCGCTGAGGGGCGGCTGAACACCAAGGGCCGCGCGGTGGCATCAAAGTCGAAAACCGGCCGGGGCGTTGTGACCGCGCCAATTTTCTTACTGGTACCGCAAGTCAAGCTGCCGAAGCGGCTGGACTTGGCGCGGGATGCCGAGCGGGCGCATGAAGCGGTGCCGGGGCTGATCGTGGCGAACTGGGCGGAGGGCCTTACAAACCAGTAGTCGGATGCAGCAATCACGGATTGGCGGGGATGACTGGCGCTGCCCTGCCAGCCAGCTTCTTCCAGTCCGGGTTGTCGATCAGCGTAGATCGATAGATCTTGATCTTCGAGCAACCTTCGATCGACTTCAGTACTGCTTTCACTGAATCCGCGAGTGCGGGTGCTAGCCACGGGCTCAGCGTGATACGCTTGACCTGACCCAAGCTGATGGAAACGTCGTGGAATGGTTTAGGTGCATCGTGGCCTACATATACAACCCGATACTCGGCTTCATCGCCGTAAGGCCACCTTTTAAGAAAGGGTAGTTTCTCAACGTCAATATCGGCCATCTTCTTTGCTTCTTTGAGCAACGTGTAGTTTATCGTGCCATGCCGAACATTTTGATCATGGTCGAACTTGTCAAGCAGTTGCTCTTTGTCGAATTCAATGCAGACACCATCCGAACCGTGCGAAAAGACCTTCCAGTGATGATATGTTTCGTGGCTTTCAGCGAAGCATAGCGCCAAGACTGATACTGCATGGGTACGCAGCTTATATTCCGACATGAAGAAAGCGTCGTTCCTGTCGTCCCAAGTGGAGGGATCAAGGAGTGTGATTTTCTGATTTCGTAGTAGATGAATGGCCGCAGCCAAATTTGTGTAGCGTCGAAATGTCGTGCTTGTCATTTTCTGTATTGCCCTCCTGAAGTCTCAGTGTCGTTCCTTGTGCATTAAGACCGGCAATACCTTGATGGTAAAGCTTTACCTCCTCTTGAAACCTTGGGAGTATTTAGGTGCCAACCTCCCGCGAAACCATCCTCACCGCACTGCACGCGCGGCTGTCGGCGCTGCCCGCCACCGCCTTGCGCGGCGACATTTTGCCGGAGCGCGTCCCCGCCGCAGGCCTCCTGATCCTGCGGAATGGCGAACCGGGTGACCCCGAGGTAACGCTGTCGCCCCTGCGCTACCACTACCAGCACCGGGCCGAGATCGAGGCGGTCGTACAGGGCGCGGCGCGTGACACTGCTTTCGATATGCTGACCGCCAGCATCGGCGCGGCGATTGCTGCCGACCGCACGCTGGGCGGCCTGTGCGATTGGGTCGAGGCGGAAGCGCCGCGCCCAGTTGACCTTCCGGTCGAGGGTGCGCCCAGCCTGAAGGCCGCGATCATCCCAGTCATTCTGCATTACTCAACGTCAGACCCTCTGGCCTGACCCGGTAGCCTGACCCACCCCACAGTTTGAGGAGAACACAATGGCACGAGCTCAAGGGGCGCGGGCGCAGATGGCGCTTGCGTTCGAATCCGTCTACGGCACTTCGCCCGCGACCGGCTACGTCAAGATACCCTTCGCCAGTGCGACGCTTGGCGCAGAGCAACCGCTTCTCAACTCGGAACTTCTTGGCTACGGGCGGGATCCGCTTGCACCAATCAAGGACGCCCTGACCGCTGATGGCAATGTGGTGGTACCGATCGATGCGCGCGCGTTCGGCTATTGGCTGAAGGCCACCTTTGGCGATCCGATCACAACAGGCGCTGCCGCACCCTACAGCCACGAGTTTCGCTCGGGCAACTGGACGCTGCCAAGCCTCTCAATCGAGATCGCCATGCCGGAAATCCCGCGTTTTGCGATCTATGCGGGCTGCGTGGCGGATCAGCTGTCCTGGCAGATGACGCGATCGGGGCTTCTGACGGCCTCAGTGAGCATGGTCGCCCAAGGTGAGACCTTGGGAACCACCACCGGTGTTGGAACGCCAGCAGAGATCGCGCTGCAGCGCTTTGGCCATTTCAACGGCGCCATCAAGCGCGAGGGGGTGGCACTGGGCAACGTGGTCTCGACCCAGATCACCTATGCCAACAATCTCGACCGCATTGAGACGATCCGCGCCGACGGCATGATTGATGGCGCGGATCCGTCACTCGCCGCCCTTTCGGGCAGCATGGAGGTGCGCTTTGCCGACAATACGCTGATGGATCAGGCGATCAACGGCGCCGATTGCGAGCTGGAGTTTTCGTACCTGCTGCCCACCGGCGAAAGCCTCACGGTCGCGGCCTTCACCCGCCGGGCCAAGATCGCGGCCGCGGCGGCTGGTATTTGCCGCCATTGCGCTCATATCGACGCCGGGTGAATTCGGTCCAGGCCATCTTGATCTCCGTTCAGCTACAAAACTGAACAGAATCATAACCTATTGAATTCACTCAACCAGTTTCGGATCGGCCTCTTGGACCGCGGTCTCCCATATCAGCGACGATGAAATGAGAAGCCTAATGCGGGACATCGTCAACCGGCTCTACACATTTCATTTGTGCGCCGACGGTCCGGGGCTGCAGGCCGAGATCGAAAAGTGGATGGCGGTTGCGGGAAAGTGGGCCGAGCCGGAAATCGATCCTCGGATGATCGGTGGCAAAGTCGAGCAGCGTTAAAACCCACCGGCATAGCTGTAACATCGCAGTACACGCTCGTGCCGTGTAG